GCGGCTGCTTTTGCGGTTGGCATTTTACCGGTAGCTGCCGATGCCGCTTCCATACCGGATGCAATTTTATCTGCACTAATTCCTGCTAATTGTAATTGGGCTGCCCCATATCCAACTGAACCTAATTTGTTACCAAATAATGCGGTTTTTGCTGCTCTTTCAAATTGTGCTGCACCTTGTTGCATGGATGCGCTAAATTGAATTGCTGCTTTTTGACCGGCGTATGCCGCTTCATGCATTAAATTATTAATCTGATTAGTTGAACTAATTTCTTGTTCTAATCTTTCCTGTGATATTTGTTGAGGTATAAATTCAGCATCTTTTCTTAACTTTGCAACTGCCGCTATATTATCTATTTCGTTTTGTTGTCTCTCTCTATCTGCTTGCATTCCGGCTTTTATCGGTGCACCAAAGTAATCATATGCAACTTTACCCAATGCAGCACCTAATGCAAATACTGCCGCTTTCCAAGCTAATGTATCTCTTATGCTTGTTTTCAATAGAACGTTAATATTAGTTAAAATGGGGCCTAATGGGCCTGCACCATCAACAACCTGCTCCATAGCTTGTTTGAATAATTGAGATTGAACAGCAGCACTTTTCAATGCTTTAGCAAGGGAATCCGATTGAATAGCTGATTCTTCTATGGCTTTTAACATTTCTTCACTAATTCCTGCAATATCTTGTGCACTAGCTGCCAGACTTCTATATTTCTCTGCCTCTTTTTGTACAATTTTATTTCTTTCTTCTAGAGTAATTTCGCCAGATGCCAATGCCCTATCCGCATTTATTATGCTCATTTGCATATTTCCGTATGCTGCTGATATTTCTGCTAATTTTTTCCTCCCACTTGCTGTTTTTATATTACCCGCTTCAATTTCTGCTACTATCGAAGTTTGGAAATTTTTGGCAATTTCTAGTTGTCTATTTGCTGCCTTTGCTAATTGAGAACCTTTACCATATGCTTCATTAATTGATGTCTGATATTCAGATATATCATTTAAACTTTGTGCAGTTATTACTAACTCTTTATTGAAGTTTTTTACATAATCAGCTCTTCTTTTTTCAAGTTTTAAAGATTCTTTGGCGTGTTTTACAAATTCTTTTTCAGCATCGGTTAGTTGATGACCTGCCTTTACTGAATCATCAATAAGTTGCAATCTTTCTCTTAATATCCTATTAGATTCTAGATTAGCCGTTATTTCAGCTTGAATTTGGTCTATTGTTTTTGTATTAGCCATTCTTTATTTTATAATAGAATTTATTCGTAATCACCTAATAACGTATCTACATCTGTTGTAGATTTGCCATGTTTTTGTAATACCTTTTTTGTAGCTTGTAATAATCTATACGAATTCTTATCCCAATCTGAAAATGCATCAGCCAATTCTGGATGGGTTTTTCTCATATTTCTAATAAGTTTGCTTTGTTTATTTTGGTCCTGTGCTTTACCAAAAAATTTAAGAATATTCATCCACAAACTTTCTTTTATGTATTTAGGCATAGTTATACTTTTATGTTTATCTATAAATATAAACAAATTTATTAATTATCTTCTTCTTACTTTGGAAGCTGCATTAGATTTACGAGTTGCGGCATCCATTTGTTCTTTTTCAGTATCTTTAGCCTTTGCAAGTTCTCTATAATAAAACTCTCTAAGTTTAATAGGCATATAGTAAACATCATGCCAATTAAATCCACCATTGGCATAATAAACCATCTGAAAAATCTTTTGATGAAGTATAACCGAATAATTAGTCGGCAGGGTAAAAAAAGTTAATCCCAAAGGGGATTTTTAGTGCCTCCGTCTCACCTGTTATTGGGGATGTGTAATCAAATGAAAGGTCTAAATCAGGTGTAATTTGTCCTGCATATTTTCTTAATGCTTTTGAATCTCCTGCTAACAATCTATTTGCAACAAAGTTACTAATATATCCAAACTCTCTATTACCATCAACTTCCACAATCATCCTTCTATATCTAGTAGTGATTTCGTTTGATGTTTTTAATGTTTTTTGAGATGCTTCAATATCTTTGTTAATTGCAATTTCATCACCGTGAGTCAATAATTTGAATTTGATGGTGGTTTTTGAATTAGGTAGTGTAAAGCTATATTCGTTTTGTCTATTTAACAACGATTCATCTATCTCTTTTACTTTTATAGTAGTCAAATCGATAGTAACTTCTGTTTCTTCCGAATCGAATGGGTCAACTATTTTAGTAATATATTCTGGCCCAAATGCTAATATACGAGATGTAATCAAAATAGCATTTTTATCACCAATTACCAAATCGTTTACATTAACTCCCGGCTCTACTACAATAGATTCCAATAATTTATCTAATTGAATTCCCTTCTTAATCAAATTTGTAGATGTAAGGATATCTTCTTCTTTAGCTGTCATCAATTTAATTGTAATTTCACCTTTTGATAGTGGATTACTTTCAGGATATACTAATCCTTTGGATGGTAAAGTAATAATCTCTGTTGGGAAAGGAAATGATTTTGATTGCGGTTGTGCAGCTGGTTGATTTCCTAATCCTCTTGTAACTTGTTGTTCTACGTTTTGTTGTTCCATAATAATAACTAAATTGTTGTTTATATATAAGTATATATAAATAAAAAAAAGTGGTAAGGATTTCCCTTACCACTTTTTAATTAGTATTTAAAATTTTAATCTACTGGATAAAATTTAGTACTCAGTATCACATTCTCTGGTTTGTTAGCCACTAAAGTCTCTACCAATTTATTGGCTCTCTCTCTAGCTCCAAAGTGTCCAAACTCCATCACATCAAAGAATGCCATATCCACTTTGTATATGGAGGTTGGATATTTACTACCATAAAATACTCTCCCCTGTATATTCTCCCGCTTTACATTCGGAAGTTTCATTAGGGATTTGATTGAAGAAGAAGAAGCGGAGACGGAGAAGAAATCGAAGTCGTTCATATTATAGGGGGGTTAGGTTGAACTCTTATTTATTAATTACTGATTGGTATGCATCAAGAAACATTTGGTTGATTTGATGATTGATTTTTCTATCTAACTCTCTTTGTTTCTTTCTTACTATGGAGTTTTGTACTCTAACAATTTCGTTAAGAACTTTGATGATGGAGTTTCTATCTTCTGCAATCACACCCACTATCCACTCAACCCCATTTATTCGGAGGGTCTCACCCAATTCTCTATTGAACTTTGATTCAAAGTACTGAACCCCAACCACTTTCTCACCACTCATTCTTACCAATCCTAGTTTCATATCTCTTATCGTTTTATTACATAGTAAAGATAATACATTCTGCTATAAAAGTCAAGTCTTTTTTGAATTATTTTTTAAATTTATAATGGTTCTAAATAAGACATAAAAAAAGAGGGTAGAAAATCTACCCCCTTTTAAAAATCACTATTTAAAGTTTAAACAATTCAAAAATTAGTACTCAAGAATTGCGTAATCATAGCTTAAAGTTAATTCGATTGATAATGGGTCATTTGAAGCCCAATCTAATTCACCAAAGTTTGCTGAAGTAATAAATGCTCCTTTTAGAGTCCATTGTTCTACTTTATCACCTACTGGTCCTAATAAATAGAAAGTGATATCTTTCTTATAGAAAGCTGCGTATCCATCTCTACCAGTCAATGATTCATGTGATGTTCTAACCCACTCCATAACTTGCTGTGCACCTGATGGTACAATTGGGTCATAAAGAGTGATGTTTACATCATCCCAAGTAGATTTACCCTTAATCTTTCTTTTTACGTTGATATGGTCTAATTCAACTACTTCCGAAGTGAAAGTTGGTCTACTAGCCGTTTTTATCATATAGGATTCTATACCGTCGATTTCCATTATAAATCTGTTACCTAACTTTGGTTCAAAGTTGGTATAGAATATTTTATCAAACTCTAATACTTCTGGCATCTTATTTTAATTTAATTTGTTTTTCTTTATATAAATATCTACTTTTTAAATTATCCACCAAAACTTGCACCAGTTGGTAAGATGTTGAAATCAATTTGAATGAATTCAGCTGTCTTAGTTGGTTGTAAGAAAATAGCGCCTTTCATAATGTTTCTATCAACTACATCTGGTGTGTTGTTAGTTTCATCCATTACTACTCTGAAAGCGTATAAACCTTGTCTTTGTTGGATTGATTCTAAATAAGGATTAACGATATTTAAGAATCTATTTCTAGTCGTTGATGTATTTTGTTCAAAAACTAAATACTTAGAAGTTGAAGCGATATACTTTCTAACAGTCAATAATAATCTTCTTACATTGATTCTATCTAATGCTGAAGGTTTATCTTGTAATGTTTTTTGTCCCCATACTACAATACCTTGTCCTGGAAACTGGCAGATTGGGTTTACTTTACCTTCGTATAATGTATCTCTTTCAGATTGTGTTAATCTATCTAATACATCTACTGCTCCAATTAAACCACCTCTATTTAAACCTGCTGGTGCGAACCATTCTGCTGCTACTCTATCGTTTGCTGCGAATACGCCAGGTAATAATACTGATGGTGGAACAGTTACTAACTTATTTGTGTTTACATCAATTGTTTTAACCCAAGGATAGTAAGTTGCTGCGTAGTTAGTATCTAACTCACCTGCTTTAGTTACAGTTGATGATAATGAATAATCAGAATCTCCCATTTCAGTAATAAAGAATGCATCTGCTCTTTGCTCAACCATATCAACAACTGCTGTGTGAACATATGAGTGGTCTGCTTTATTTACGCCAGGTAAAACAATCATATTGATATCATATTCATCTGCGTTAGATAAAGCGTTAATATGCTTCATATATGCTACTGAACCTGAAGTTGTAGAAGATGATAAGTTAAATCCTTGTGTATTACCAGCTGAAATATCAGAACCTTTGTAGATTGGAGTTGCTGGATTCATACCATCAAATCCTTCTTGGAATGCTACAACGAATTGTGCTGCTGAAGAACCTACTGGTAGAGAACCACCATTTGCTACATCCAATCCAAATACAGAGTTAGAACCTACACCTGCTCCAGTTGGAATAGGTTTCATATAGATTTTATTATCTACATTACCATCCAAATCTATACCACCAAATTGTGTTGCTGATGCGGTTAGAAATGAAACAACAGGAACATTTGCACCTATTGCAGCAGAAGCTGAAATTGGTAATTTATATGCAGCGTGTCCGAAAGGTACTGCTTGTACAGGTGCTGCAGTATTTAAGTATTGAATTCTAATATATTTTGATTGATTTGCCCAATCGCCTGATGTTGTAATTTTACCAGCACTACTAATTTCTAATTTTCTATCACCGATTACTCTACTAATATAGTTAGGAGAATTAGGGTCTAAATTTACATTTGCGAATGTTTCTATTACACTCTTCTTTTTATTTGTATCACCAAATGCTCTTACAATTACATTGAATGTACCATAATCAGTACCATTTATACTACCAGCTGCTTTAATGTTTGAGATACCTATTTTAATTTTATTGTTTGCTGCGTTACCTGCACCAATTGTTTCAAATTGGAAAAGGTCAAATCTTTCACCACTAATTTGTTGTGATTTAATCATTGGTGTTAATGCTTCTTGTGCATCAAATCCAAAATTTTGG